TTGTGCGATGGTTGATGCACCAAAATATTTTATACCACCAAGAGCTGTTACGTTACTGGTTTCTTCTATAGTTGAAGTAGCTCCAATTATAAATTTACCAGTTGCAGTAAAGCCTGAAGTTTGAGCAATCGTTGATGCTCCAACTTTAATAAGTACGCCAGCTGAAGTAAATCCGCTGGTTTGTGCAATCGTTGCTACACCATCAAGAATAATTAGACCTGTCGCTGTAAAGCCTGATGTTTGCGCTATTGTGCTTGCACCTAACTTAATAACGTGACCTGTTGAGGTAAAGCTAGACGTTTGTGCTATTGTGGCTTCTCCACGATCTATTTGTCTTGCGGTAGCTGCAAACCCTGAAGTTTGCGCTATGGTTGCAGATCCAAGTTTTACAATTCTTGCACTTGAAGTAAAACTAGATGTTTGAGCAATGGTACTCGCACCTGGTTTAACTAATTTAGCTGAAGAAATAAATGCAGAAGTTTGAGCGATTGTTGCTTCACCTCTAACAAATTGTATTCTTCCAGTAGCGGTTGCTCCTGAAGTCTGCGCTATTGTTGCAGACGCGAAATGGTATGTGGGAGTGCCATAATCAGCCTTCCCATAATCATATTGACCATAGCCAATACTTGCCATTGATTAAGCTAGTGTTATATCTAAGTCGCCAGCATCGAATCTGAATACGTCACCGCTTGCTACTGTCTTAGATGCAGTTAAAGCCGCCCATGCCATTAAGTTACCAGATGTTGCAGCATCAAATACTCCAACGTGGGTAACTGTACCCCATGCACCAGTTGCCGTTACAAACTCTACTGCTGCACCATTAGTTGCAGTTGTAGGGGATGTTCCACTAACTGTCATAGCTGCCATGCTTTTTCTGGCGTAAGAACCACCAGAACATTCTGTTCCACCACCTGTATCTGAAGGTGCTGCTGTGAATAAACCAACATATAGAGTGCCTGGTGCTGTATAAGCACTTCCACCGAATACATGGTCTAAAACTTTATCTTCTAAATAATCGCTAAATCCAGCCATTTTTTACTCCTATGAATTACTTGCGTAATATGTTTTTGTTCTTGCCTTATGTCCATAAGTCCGAACTCGTTTAATTAAAGAACCATCTGAATACTTAGCTTTTTCATTAGCATCTTCTAAATCAACTAATGCTTTTAAGTAAGCAGCTTCAAACATTGGTACTCGTTCATCTTCCATTAAAAACACGCTTGCGTGTTTTAAGCATCCATACAAATAAATGTCAGGATGTGAAGTAGATAGCCAGTTAGAAGTATTACTATCACTTAGAGCTGGTATCTTTGAATAGTATACCAATTCTAATGTCGAGCTAGTAGATGGTGTTGGTATTAATTCCAAAGTTCCATCAACAACAGAAAAATAAGAGGGCGCACCTGATATATTATCTTGTGCGTTTCTAAATACATCTCCTGTTTCTATTGATACTTGAAATAAGGGCCTATATGTTCCTGTCTTAATCTTTACGTTGATAGCTTCAAGCCAATCAGTCGGTAAAGTTAAATATTGTGCATCAGCAGTAGCATCAGATCTTTTAATCATGTCTCTGTGTCTGATGTTACGATTAAATTCTGCTTCTGCGTTGTCTATAAAAGTATCGTAATGACTGGTTAAATCTGTTCTGTTTAACCAATTTCCTATTGCTGTTTTTAATTCATCGTAAGTCATACTTTACCTTCCCATACTCTAAATACTTTATTATCTGGATTGTTTAACCATGCTTTCATTTTAGCTTTGTCGTTAAACCAACCCTCACGCATTGCCTTTTGAACAACTACCATTGGAATCTCTGCAACGTGGCGGAGGTCTTTTCCTGGTGTTGTTGCTTCAGATAACATCTTAACATTATCTATTACAGGCTGTACGTTTTGTTTGGTGTGAATATGGTAAACACCATCATCATCTAAATCTTGTGTGACAAGTTTAGATTCAAAATTCTTTTTATATTCTGCTACGGTTTCTTTTTTTGCCATGCTAAAAAAATGTGGGGGCGAATGGGTGAAAACACCCCCACACTAATTAACTTATGAAGTAGTTAAGTCAGCAACTACACCATTTGCAGCTTCGTTCTTCATTTCCAATCCGAACTCTGTGTAAATAGCTTTAGTTTCTGCGTCACCGATTGCTCCTAGATCTTGAGTTTCAAAAGCTCTCAAGTAAGCAACACCAACGTACTCAGGATCAACTAAAAGGGCCGATCTAGCTCTTGAGAAGTTAGATGGGACTACTTTAATGTCACCGAAGTCACTTGTGTATACAGAAACAGCCGCTTGAACGTGATCCCCTGGGATACCTTCAAGTGCTACCGCTTGTGTAGCAGATGCTCTACCAGTAAAAGCTGAAACAGCTTGCTTGTTAAAAGCACCAACTATCATTACTGATGGTGAAGCACCGTTTCCAAAACAAGTTGAAAGGACACCTTTCAAGATTGTTTCAGTAAACGCTCTTTGCGTTCCATCAGTAGGAGAAGAGCTTTCGTTTGCAGCATTTGCACCAGCTGTTCCAGAAGTTGCTCTGCCAGCGTTAGTAGTGATCCAAGATTCAAAACCTCTTGTCGCTCTAACTGTAGCAGCAGCTCCGTTGTTTCTACCCTGTTCACCACAGATAGTTTTTTCAACGTCTCTTTTCAGCGCACGCCCTATAACAGACATTTGGTGAGCCATTTCTGACTTCTTAGCAGCTGGATCTGACGCTTGTTGTGAACCAGTAACAGTTGCGTTTCTGGTGTTAATTTGACAAACGTTAGCCGCTCTTACTGTAGCAGTAGAAGCCGCTCTTGAAATTTCACCACCTTCAAGTACACCTGTTGATGTAGCTGCTGGTAATGATTCTGTTTGCCAGTCGAATTGAACATTTTTGACACTTCTTTTGCCACCAAGAGAAACCATAGGGGTTTCCATAGGAGAGATGTTGTATATCACATTGGATAGATCTTCCCTGTCTGAAGTAGCTGTGTAAGTATCAAAAGCATTTGTAACTTTAGCCATGATATTTTCCTTATATTATTATTAATTTAATGCTTTAAAGCATTGATTCAAACACTTTAGTTGCATCTGACATCTTGCCAGATTTCGCTAATCTCTGACGGAGACGTTTTCCTTTATTCGGAGTTACAGGAACATTTGAAGTGCCTGGTCTGGCTACTTTAGCTTTGGTTGCAACTACAGGTTTTTTCTTAACACTCTCTTGTGTTTTATCATGTAGCATTGCTTTTCTAATTGCTAGAACAGCTCTGTGGTCGTAAATCTGGTTTAATTCATCTTCTGAAAAACCAAGTTCAGTAACCGCATACTGTTTTAACTCTGCTCTTCCGCTGGCTGCCTTTTTAGGATCTTGCCACTCTGGAATCGCATTTACTAAAAGCTGTGCTTCATTTTGCACTTGAGCTTGTAAGTTCTGCATTTGCTCTTGCTGGCTTTGTTGCAACATTCTTTGTTGCTCCGCTAACACCGCATCTTGCTTTTTCTTGTTTTCTTCCCAAGACGCTCGTTGCGAGTTATAACCAACAGGATCGTTCTCCGCTAAAGCTACCCAATCAGGTTCATTTTGCATACCAGCTTCTAACTGGTTACGCATTTGATCTAGTAACTGCGTATAAATTGCACGCTCCTCTCGGACTGCATTAGATTCAGCTTCAGCTTCTTTTCGCTGTTGAGCTAATTCTTGTGTTTTCCGAGTGTAATCAGATTGCCTACTGTATCCGCTTCTTAGTTCATCGAGCGTGACCTCTTGTTCTACTCCATCAACACTTACTGTATAAATGGAGGGTTGCTCTTCACCTTCTTCTTCTACTTGGTTAGCTTCTAATTCTTCTTCTTCGAGTTCGTCATCGTATTCTTCATCTTCTAACTCTTCTACTTCTTCTACTTCTTCAGTAGCTTCTGCTTCAAGTTCTTCAGGTGCTTCTTCGACAACTTGCTCTTCTTTTGCTTCGACACTCTCTTGAGGTTCTTCTTGTTGAGTCAATAGAGCTTCGATAGCTTCTTTGCCATTATCTAAACTGGAGTTAAAACCAGTCGCTTTTGCGTTGTTGGTACTCATAGTAATTTCCAATAATTAAACTAAGTCTATATTATGCAATATTTTTCTTAATTTTGACAATTTGATTTTTCTTTATTATTCCTTTCTCTACAATTATTCTTAATTGTCTCTCAAATTCTGGTATTAATTTCATTGCCATCCACAATCTTTCTCTCTCTTCTGATTCTTCTTGTTTAGTGGAGGCCCAGATTTTTTTATATTCATCCTCAAGCATTTCCATAGCTTCTTGGAATATTTCATTGTTGAGAATGTCTTGAGCGATACGACCTCGCTCGATGTCTCTTCTATTATTATCTGGCATTTATCTATCCAATAAACCGTAAGAAGGAGTTGCTGCTACGACAGGAGAAAAGCCAGATCCTACAGGAGAATTTAATAAACTTGGTGGCAATATATTTGGTGAGGATGGAACAGAACCACCTAACAAACCAAGAGTTTCCGCTAGAGCTTCAAAGTCTACTGGTTCAGAGTAAGGTAACGGTACTGTTACTTCTAATGGTTGTCCTATTATGTTGTTAAAACCTAAATCAGAAAAATCATTGTTTACAATTCCCATAGTGTCAATTATGGGTGGTGGTTCTACAATGTCATTATTAACTACAGGCTCAACCATGCTCATTATTGGATCTTGATAAATAGGTTGGTTAACTATAGGACTAGCTTCTACTTCTGGAAGTGTTATTGGAAAATCAACTTGTGGATTGGGAGTGTTTAACAAACCACTAAAATCAATATCGTTTATGTACGTTGTATCTAAACTTCCAAGTGGAGATACGGTTGCTGGTCTTGTATCTACTACTGGTGCTGGATTTAATAAACTTAATATTTCTTCAGGTGATAAATTTTCTAATGGGTTTTCAATTCTATCTTGTAAAGCAAAAAGATTGACATTTTCACGATCATAGTCTGAAAGTAGTGATAAAGCATCTCTTTCTTGTTGATTAGTTACTGCATCATAATAACGATTTTCAATGCTGTAAGGATCTACATAGTCTGGGTAAGGATTGTTTACATTAGAATTATTAACAACACCTTCTGGCGGTTGATAACTAGGAAAAGGAACGGCTGAAGCTCCTGGTGCGGTGTATCCCATTGGTTGATCCATACTATAAGAAACGCCTGGTGCAATCATAGAAGGAACTGCTTGACCACCAGATATAAGACCAGCGTATGCTTGCCCACTTAACATAGGGTTTGTATAAGGAGGTAAATTTACAGGCGATGGATTTTGTGCGTTTGTTATCCAATCTGGAGTTCCTGAATATGGCATTGAACGAACTGGCCCATCAATCGTTACACCTGGAGGTGCGTAAGGTAATTGATTAGGAATTGAATCGTAACCTCCTTGACCTGTAGTTAAATCTAAAACTGGTGCTAAACCTAAATCTGCTCCTGTTATTGGAACGTATGAACCTTCAGGAGATTGTTGAGTTTGAACCGTAGAAGATTCGTCAGTTTGAAATGGCAATCCAGACATGGTTACTCCATCTGGCAGTCCTGTTTCTTGATTAACTCCTACTGACCCATATCTCACATCATTTGCTCTTGTTTTTTCAGGTATTGTAAAATTAGATATTTCAAATTTGTCTTGTGTTAAAGGTGTCATAGACAAATCATAACTTGGGTTTGGCAAACCATTCCCTGTGCCATCAAGACTAGGAATACCTAAAGTTTGTGATTGAGTTGGATGTCCGTGTTTTAAATGAAGCTCATGTAGTTGTTCTGGAGTTATATCTGACGACAATCTAACTGTTGCCCAAAAACTTTGGTTATAGGGAATATCTTTATATGGGTATGGATTGTTTTGTGTTGTTGCCATTTATTTAACCTCGAATAATTTATCTATTTTTTGTTCCATTTGCTGTTGTGATTTAGTCACATACAAAGATGGTATCTCTTCTCTGGTCTTGTTTAATAAAATGTTCACTCTTTTTATTTCGCTTGCATTAGATCTAATATTATACATTAGAGGTGCAACCACTAATGTTAAAAGAATATTCCAAAATAATATAGGATTAATGTCCATTTTTTAATAACTCCACAAGTGAGGTCTTGGTCTATTTTCTTCTGACTTTGCTATATCCAAATGTATAAATCGCCCACTTCCCTTTTGATTAACTCCAATGCCTGGCAGATTTCTCTGTATTGCTAATTTTAATATTATATATGCTTTTTCGTGTGACGCACCAATATCAACAGCTAGTCCTGAAGTATGAACACCTGGTGATGATTTCTTTTTTTCTATAGGGTGTTCAATACACCTATAGCCAGACGTAATAATAAAAGGAAAATCTGCTTCCTCTCTTATTTTTTGAACCACATAAACAATTTTTTCATCTATGCCATGCTCACCACAATGCTGGCAAGCAAACTCTTTTGCTGAAAAATTTGGGAATTTATCCCAATCTATTTGCCTGTCCATTTATTAAAAAAATCAATA